GGCGATCTCGGGCAAGCGACCCTGGCGTTGACGATGACCTTGTCCGCTCGCGGGCGGGTCTTGCGTCATCCCCAAGCGAGCCTGGCCCTGGCTCTGGCCTTGAGCGCACACGGCAGCGTTCAGCATCCTGTCGTGCCTGGGCTTTCAGTGATGCAGGTATCGAGCACGGTCGCAGCCGCCGCGAAAGTTACGAGTACCACAGCCGATACCATGCAGGTCACGTCGACCTCGATTCCGCTCTCGTGACCGCGTTCGCCAAAGGGCAGCAAGCAAGGATCACCGGCTCGTTCGTGGCGTTGCCCTCTGGCGAGCCCGCGGACCCGGACACGGTCACGCTTTACGTGCTGTCTCCAAGTGGGGAGCAAATGGAGTTCACGACGGACGACGGTGTCGTTCGCGAGGGTCCTGGGATTTACCACTACGACCTTGTCTACGACGAGTCAGGGATATGGCGGCGAGCGTGGGTCGGCAGTGGGGATATCGCGTGCGCTGAGGTCGACCAGCTCGACAACGTCGCTTTGACGCACGTGCGCAGCTGAGCCACAAACCTGCCCATATCCATACATGGGTAGATGTGGCCAAGTTCCCACAAAATCCCTGCGTCGAGGCACTTTTTGGGTGTCATTCTGCCCCCCAACACCCTATAATTCGGGTGTATAGGACAACTACCAGAGGAATGGAGGAATCTGGTGGCAGATAAGACGCTGATCGCGTGGACCGACCACACGTGGAATCCGTGGATGGGATGCCACAAGGTCTCGCAGGGCTGCACGCACTGCTACGCCGAGACGCTGACGAAGAACCGGATGGGAAGGCCCGATATGTGGGGTCTGACCGGGGAGCGCCAGCGGACTGGTGGGGCTGTGTGGGCACGGCCCGATCGGTGGAACCTGGACGCGATGGCGTGCAGGGTGCCGGCGAGGACGTTCTGCGCCAGTCTGGCGGACGTCTTCGAGGACCACCGCGGACCGAATGAGTGGCGATCAGATGTGTTCGACGTGATCCGCCGCTGTCGGTGGCTCGATTGGCAGCTGCTGACCAAGCGACCGGAGAATCTCGAGCGCATGCTCCCCGATGATTGGGGAGCTGGCTGGCCGCACGTCTGGCTGGGGACCTCGATCGAGGACAACCGGGTGGCCGAGCGGTCCGAGCAGCTGACCTCAGTGCCCGCGATCGTTCACTTCATCAGCTATGAACCCGCGATCGGTCCGTTCGATGCGGTGAGTCTGACCGATATCGAGTGGCTGATCGCCGGTGGTGAGTCGGGACCTGGCTACAGGCCGATGGACCTCGATTGGGTGCGCGATGTTCGCGCACGATGCGACAAGACGGGTGTGGCGTTCTTCTTCAAGCAGGACGCGGCGCCCAGAACCGAGATGGGCATCGACGCCCTGGGCGAGGTTGTGCGTGAGTACCCGCAGTCGTGGGACCGGCAGCTTGCTGCACTGGTGCAGCAACGCCTGGCCGGGTGACATAGTTCGGCACAGATGCCGGCGCAGAAGCAGACGGTGATCATTGGGCTCAAGAAGCAGCACGCCGAGCTCCACCGCAAAGTGCTCCTGCGTCGGCATCTTTTGCGTCGTTGGGCGACGTCGGGCGCCGCCTACGTGCCGTTTATCGGTGATGGCGACATTGCGCTCGAGCTCTACGCCGATCGCTTCATCCTCGGCGCCGATATCGACCCCAAACGGGTCGCTACGGCGTCTTCGCGCGTGTCTGGCGACATTCGGATCGCCGATTGCGACTCCTGGCCGTTCCCTGACTCCGACAAACGGGTCTCAGTGGCCGATTTCGACGCCTATTCGGACCCGTACACGTCGTTTCGCTCGTTCTGGCCGCGCGCACACAAGGCTGACCGCCTGGTGGTGATCTTCACGGACGGTTTGAAGCAGGGAATCGAGCGTTCGGGCCATTGGCGCAAGCCTGACGGCACGTATCACGACTTCGACATGACCACAAAGGACTGGCGACCGGCGTTTCACTTCTACCTCGTCAAACACGTGTGGCCGTGGTTCGAGGACTTCATCGCGCCCTACCATGTGACCGAGAGGATGCGTTACCTGCGCGGACTGATGACGTATTGGGGAGCGGCGATCGAGCTATGAAGGCATTCACCGAGGCCAAGCGCGAGCAATTCCTGATCGAGCTGCGGCGGGGCGTCCGTCGCGGCGCAGCTGCGGAGCTGGTCGACCTGCCGCGGATCGACGTGCTGGACTTCATCGACGGCAACGAGGCTTTCCGCCGGCTGGTCGAGGACGCGGAGCTCGAGGCCACCGAGCTGGTCGAGGAAGCGCTGTGGAACGCGGCCGTGTCGGGCAACGTGCCGGCGGCGAAGGCGTGGCTCGAGATGAAGGGCAAGATGCCGACCGTCCCTGCGCAGGGACAGAAGTCCGAGCCCCAGCCTCGCGCCAATCCGTTCGCGGAGCTTGACAACGTCACGCCCATTCAGCGTCGTCGCTGACGGCAGGTAAGCTCCTGCCGGTCATGCCGGCCGCGCGCAAGCCCAAGCCTCAGCAGCCGTTCACGGTCGAGCATTTCAAGCGCTACTCAGGCCACGTGATGCTCGACACGGGCGAGTTCTTCGTCGCCGAGCCGTTCCAACTCGAGGTCGTCAAGCCGATCCTCGCGGGCACCAAGGAAGTCTGGGCAATCCTGCCCGAGGGCAACGCGAAGACGACGCTGATGGCGCTCTACGCGCTCTATCACTGCGACTACACCGTGTCGCCGTGGGTGCCGATCGCCGCCAGCTCGCGCGATCAGGCCGAGATCATGGCTCGTCAGGCCTACGAGATGATCCGCCACTCGCCGGGGATGACCGACCGCTTTCGGATCTACGAGGGCTACCGCGAGATTCGTTCACGGCGCAACGGCGGGCGCGGGATCAAGGTCTACGCGGCCGACAAGATCACCGCCGATGGCGTGATCCCGACGCTGGCGATGTGCGATGAGGGCCATCGGATGCCCGACATGGGCCTGTACCGGCTGTGGCGCGGCAAGCTGGGCAAGCGAAACGGCCAGATCGTGATGGTGTCGACCGCCGGCGAGCCGGGCTCGGAGTTCGAGGAAGCTCGCGACCGCATCCGCGACCGCGCGACCAAGCGCACGGTCCGCGGCGCGCACATCCACTGCGTCGGCTCTGGGCTGGTGATGAACGAGTGGAAGTTGGCCGACAGCCGCCAGGCCTCCGACATTCGCAAGGTCAAGCAGGCCAACCCGCTGAAGTCGATCACCGTTACGACGCTGACCGAGGAATTCAAGTCGCCGACGATGGACCTGGGCGACTGGCTGCGGTTGAAGTGCAACATCCCGGCGCGCTCATCCAACGTCGCGATCACCGACGCCGAATGGGATGCCGCCTACGTCGATGACGAGATTCCGGCCGGTGATCACGTCGACCTCGGCATCGACGTTGCGTGGAAGCACGACACCTTCGCGATGGCGCCGCTGTGGGAGGGCCCTGACTACTTCCTGCTCGGGGCGCCCGCGATCCTGACACCGCCGCGCGACGGTTCGATGCTGCATCCCGACGAGGTCAAGGTCGCGTTCGAGAAGATTCACAAGCGCAACCCTGTCGACGTCGCTGTGATGGATATGGAGCGCGGTGAGGACATCGCCTCCTGGCTCGAGACCGAGCATGGCGTGGTCGTGATCGACCGCTCGGCACAGGGCAACGCGCTCGCCGCCGAGGACTACGAGAGCTTCATGGAGGGCCTGCGCTCAGACATGCTCAAGCACACCGGCCACTCCGGTCTGCGAGCTCACGTTCTGCACGCGATCGCTCGCTCGCTGCCGGGGGACAAGCGCCGCTTTGATCGTCCGTCGCAGTCGCGCGCTCGCAAGAAGCAGGAGCAGCGCGTGATCGACGCGCTGACGGCCGCGGCGATGGTCTACCACTTCGCCACGCACCGTCCCGAGGAACCCGAGCACGGTCTCGTCGGCGAGGTTGACGACTACCGGATCAGCATGGTCGCCTGAGCGGCAGGTAAGCTCTTACCGTTCGCGATGGAGACGCAAGCCCAGCGAGAGCAGCGAATCCAGCGCCTCGAGCGTGATCGCGCCGAGCGCAACGCGATCGGCGTGTGGCCGACGCCGGATGACATCGGCTCAGGCGTCGTCCCGGTAGAGATCGGACCTGGCCGGGGCAATCTCGATTACACGTCGGGCTTCATGCCGACGATTCCGACCGCGCTGTGGATGGTGGGCAAGACCGTCAGCTTCGCGCGGTTGTTCCAGTCACAGCCGTGGGTCGCGGCGGCGGTGATGCGGATGCTCACCTGGGCGGTGCGCGTGCCGCTGAAGGTGTATCGCAAGACCGGCGACGACGAGAACTCGCGCGTGCGGCTGTACCCGCAGGACCACCCGCTCGCGGCGGCGATCTGTAGTCCGTGGGAGCGCGGCTACACGGCGCAGTTCGTGCAGTGGTTGCTGGGCCCGGTGCTCGTGCATGGCAATTCGGTCACTCAGATCGAGCAGGGTGCGTCAAACGCGATCCAGTTCGTCTCACAGGACTGGCGCTTCACGCGCCCGATCATGCCGTTCCGCGATTCGATCGCCGGCTACACGTTCAACATCGACTCGCCCACGTTCCAGGTCGATGTGTCAGTCGACAAAGTGCTGCACATTGCGTGGTGGTCACCGATCGGACCGATCGGAACGAGCCCGCTTCAGCAGCTCGGGATCACGCTCGACATCGAGGACGCCGCGCAGCGCTACCAGCGCTCGCTGTTCAAGAACGGAGCTCGGCCACCGTCAGCGATCCTGACCTCCGAGGCCTTCCTTGGCATCGACCGCGCCGAACGCCAGCAGATCATGGCCAATCTCCGCGCCGACATCACGCACCTGTACTCCGGGCCCGACCAGGCCGGCACGCCCGCGATCCTGCCGCCGGGGCTCACCTGGGATGCGGTCGGCCTGACGTCCGTCGAGGCCGAGCTGATCGACCAGCGCAAGGTGACGCGCGAGGAAATCGCGGGGGTCTACCTGATTTCGCCGCCGATGCTGGGGATCATGGACCGCGCCACGTACTCGAACATCGAGACGCTGCGCGAGATGACCTACACCGACTGTGTCGGACCGCCGCTGGTGATGCTCGAGCAGGCGATCAACGCGCAGATCGTGCGCGACCTGTTGCGCGAGGACGACGTCTACTGCGAGTTCGACTTCGGCGGCGTGCTGCGCGGCGACCGCCTACAGGAGATCACGGCGATCCGCGAGGGCATCTCGTCCGCGCTCTACACGCCCAACGAGGGCCGCAGTTACCTCAACATGCCGAGCTCGCCAGAAGAAGGCATGGACGACTTCTATCTGCCGTTCAACAACCTTCAGCCGGTTGGCTCGCCGCCAGTCCCGTCCCAGCCGGCGCGCGTGTTCATCCCGCCGGGTTCACCCACGCCCGACGCACCACCGCCGGGACCGCCGCAGGGGCCACCGTCTGAGAGTCGGAGGCTGGCTGTGCGCTCGCGCGACGGCGACTACGACATCGCCTACATGCGCTGATGGCCGTCGTCTCCTTCGCACCCTCGAAGGTCGACTTGCAGTGCTACGCGGGTGACGGGATGACGATCGAGGTCCAGGTGACCGACGAGGACAAGAACCCACTCGACGTCGAGGGTGACGTCGTCGCGATGATCCGCGAGAAGCGCACCGACTCCGAATCGCTGCTCTCGTTCCGCGTCGACACCACCCAGGCCAGCTCGGGGCTGATCACGCTCTCGCTGACCGGCGATGACACGTCTTCAGTTCTGCTCTACGGACAGGGCCGCAGGCAGGTCGACCAGTTCCTGGGCGTCTACGACGTCAGGTGGGTGCCACCTGCCTCCGAGCCGCGGACGCTGATGCAGGGCGCGTTTACCTGCACGCTCAATGTCAGTCGGTAGCAGCCAGCCTCCGATCCGGGTCGTCACCTCGAGTGGTCTGACGGCGCTCAAGGTCAATACCAGGCCGTACAAGATGCTGGTCGTCAGCGCCAAGGCCGGCGTTGGTGGACCCAAAGGCGACCCCGGACCGCCAGGCTCGCCAGGGCCGCCAGGAGCGCCAGGCTCGCAGGGACCACTCGGTCCGGCCGGCGCGACCGGACCGCAAGGTGTGCCCGGTCCGCAAGGACCGGCTGGCGCCGCCGCTCAAACGGCCGCAGCTCGCGCCTACCTGAACACCAACATCAACCTGCCCTCTGGGGCGGTCACGACGCTTCCGCTCGCCGGCGTGCGCGCCAACGAGGACCCGCAAGGGCTATTCGGCACTGGCTTCTACACGTGCCCGATCACCGGCTTCTATGCGATCGCCGCGTCTGTGCAGATCCAGATGTCGAGCGGCAATGGCTGGTACGGCTCTGCCCACGTCGCCCGCAACGGGACGCAGGCGACGGACGGCAACATGATGGCGCCGGGGAACACTGGCGGCTACTGCATCCTGCTGATCGCCGATCAGATCTACTGCAACGCCGGAGACACGCTGGCACTGCGCGTCTCGAGCAACAGCGCTTTTGCTCACACCGCGAACGCGAGCGCGACGACGACGATGATGGCGGTTTCGCTGGTCGGTGCGCCAGCTGGACCGACAGGTGCGCAGGGTCCGCAGGGCGCAACCGGCCTGACCGGCCCGCAAGGTCCGACTGGTGCTCAGGGAGTGGCCGGGACGGCGGGTGCTCAGGGGCCGGCCGGTGCGCAAGGTGCGACCGGGCCTCAAGGTCCGGCTGGCCCGCAGGGCGCAGCGGCGACCGCGAACGTCGACGGCGGGCTGTCGGGCTCGATCTACGGCGGCACAACCTCGATCGACGCGGGAGGGGTCTGATGGCTCAGCAGATACAGCTTCGGCGCGGGACCGCCGCTCAGTGGACGTCCTCAAATCCGGTGCTCGCGCAGGGTGAGCCCGGCGTCGAGCTCGACACGCTGCGTATCAAGGTCGGCGACGGCTCCACGGTCTGGAACTCGCTGCCATACGTGACCGGCCCGACGCTCGGCTTTGTGGCCGTCATTGCCTCGGGGAGCGTGATCGTCCCGCCCGGCGCAGGCCACGCCAAGGTCAACGTGATCTCTGGCGGCGGTCAGGGCGGTGGTGGTGGCTCATCGGGGACCGCCGGAACGTTCCAGGCCGGCGCTGGTGGTGGCGGTGCTGGCGGCTGGGCGCAGCAGTTCGTCGCTGTCACGGCCGGGGCGACGCTCGGCGCGACGGTCGGTGCAGGCGGCTCAGGGACAGGCAACGGCGGTGCAGCAGGCGGCAACACAGGGGTCGTCGGTACCAACGGCGGTGCGTCGTCGCTCACCGGCACCGGGTTCACCGTTACCGCCGCGGGCGGCTCGGCGGGCGCTCCGAGCGCAGGGACGTCAACCACCACTGGCGCAGGCGGCGGGTTTGGAATGTCGGGCGCGGCCGGGGCGTCGCGCACGAACATCACCGGCCAGTATTCGGCCGGGACCGGCGCGGCTGGCGGTGGTTCTGCGGTGTCGGGTGTCGGCCTCGCTGGCTCGGGCGGTGCTGGCGGTGGAGCATCCAACGCGAGCAACGGCGGTAGCGG